CCATAACATCACCCATAATCATACGCATTTTAAAGTCGTATGTTTTAGGTTCTGCCTCTACACCTTTCGCTTGCATATGTAACTGACAAGATGGTCTGCCTATGTTGCTCATACGTAAGGAAAATTCTCTGTCTTCTTTGACAAAGTGTTTTTCTAGTGCGTCACGAGCGGCTTCTGCAAATTCATCAAGGATGTGAGGGGGCATTTCTACCCCCTCACGAGCCGCCTTAGAAAGGAACGAAAGAAGGCGGCTATGCTTTACATTCATGCTCTTGCGAGGTCCGGTATGTCATCGTTGAGGGCGTCGTCCATAGTAACCTCTTGCGGTTCTACGTCGACCACCGTGCCCTGCAACCTTAGTGCTTTGTCGTATTCAGCCATGACCTGCTTGTTCTCCCTGTCGATATAATCAACGAACGATTGAAGCAGTTCTTGGTCTTCAGCACCAAAGTCCAATGGGCCATTCCCGACTTCGAAATCTGCAACATAATATACGAGACCACCGTTTTTCTGCTTTGTCAACGATGCTGACAAATCATAAAAGATAAATGGTTTCTTCTGTGCAGATAGCGCATCCAATGGTTTGGATATAGGCATGAAATTAGAGCCACGTGCTCGCCACAGAACCGGCGAGTTTGTGAACTCTACCGACTCCCCCTTGGCATTCACTGCATCGTGAAACGTGACCTTACCAAACATCATACGGAAGCACTTGATATTCTTCTGCCTCAGTGCTTGTTCGGCGGTCAGCGAATCACGTTGGCTCGCTGGTACAGACCCACAGCGGAAAGTCCCCACGGTATCGGGAATCTCAGTCTGCGGGTACAGGTTGTTAGCCATAATCGACTTCGACACCATTTCATTCGCCTCTGCATCATAATGCAGATATTGGTAGCGCTGAATGAACAGCTGAAAGTCCATCGTTTTGGCATAGATTGCCCCGTTAGGAGAGTTCACAAAGAACGAACCCGCAGGGATTGAATTGCCGTTGTCATCCTCATGGTCACGGTTAATCTTAAGGATGTCCAACGACGGGGTATTGCTCGACGGCATATCTTGGCCGATAATCTGAGCAATCTGGTCAAACGTTGTCGTGTTTGAGACGGTAGGTAATGAATCCATTACACACTCCTTCTAGTAAGAGTCCAATTTATAACACAAGTCAAGCTGTTATGCAAACGAAAAATCTGACATATCCAACCAGTTCTTGCCTATCTCAACATCTACATCAAGCGGGACTCGCCACTTTATATTGTAGACGTTCTCAAATACCTTATCGACACCGGTCATAGCATCGTAGGTAATCTTAGCGACCTTTTCTTCTTCGCCCGGGTACACATCCAAGACTATCGAATCGTGTACTGTATTGATAACAATAGACTTACACTCTTGATTTCTAAGTTCATCGTGCAACGAAATAAGAGCGAGCGGCACCACGCAACCCCCTGCCAGACCTTGTACAGGATAATTCTTGATTGCGGGGGCGTTGGAGACAGCGCCAGAAGCAAGGCGTTTAACATCAGGAAAAGCAAATTGCTGGCCTGTATACAGGCTAACACAATTGTGCGTAACAGCCTCAGTCTGAAGGCTCTCATGCCATTTGCCAAGCGCCGGATACTTTTCAACAAACGCTTTGTAATATTCCATCTCGTTGGGGGTTCCTTGCGTCCCCCCGTAGAGGGGCTTGAACGTGTGCGCTTTCGCTGCAGTTCTCTCATCTTTTGTAACATCAGCCTCTCCTTTTCCGAAGATGACAGACGCTGTGTATTTGTGAACATCGACGCCCTCCAATATATCGTTGAGCATTTTATCATCGCCGCACAACTGTGCCGCTACACGAAACTCCAGCTGACTGTAGTCAGCCTGTAAGATGGACCCATTCTCAAACCGCGACACCACCACTGCACGTACAGGGAAAGTATTGCCGCGTGGCTGGTTCTGGAAGTTCGGGTCAGAAGATGACAAGCGCGTCGTCCTTGTGACGCACTGGTTAAATTTGGGGTGCAAAATTCCGTTCTGCTTTACGTTGCGCTGGATGCCGCCAACAAAGCTGGACAGATACACCTCAACCGCGTTTAGCCGGATAGACGACTTAAGAAACTTGACAGCGTTTTCGTTGCCCTTGTGAACGGCGGCGTTATACAAACGGACCAACGTGGTCTTATCAGTAGCAAACCCGCTAGCAGATACATCCATGATGCTGGATGGGTTCATTGTGAGTCCGCCGATTTTAGGCAACGGAACCTGCACAAACCCTGCACCGCCGCACGTCTTACACTTGGTAGTGTTCTTCCACGGTGTGCCGTCTTTCTTAATCTTACGGAACTCGCCGCGCCCGTGACAATTCTTACATTGCTCTGCGCGAGTCTTGTGAACTCTCGTGGTCAGGCTCTTGACCTTATGGGCGAACTCCGCGTTAGACATACGGGGGCGCAGCAGAGGCTTGCCCTTTTCGTTCAGCCCTATATTAAAGGTCTCCGCCCACTTCTTCTTGTCAAGCACACGGCGAGAGTAGATAAGCTGACTAAGCTGTTCCGGTGACGCAAAGTTAATCATACGGTCACCCATCACAGCATGGCAGATATCTTCCATACCCATACGAAGCTCACTACGCTCCTTCTGGTAGTCAGCGCGAACCTCGTGCAGTCTCTTAAAATCAATCTTGATACCGTTGCGCTCAATGTGAGCCAGCACGATTAGAAACCGGTTCATCAAGTCTAGATGCTTACGCATCGGCGCATTGCTATCGCGCGAGTACAACTCCTGCTGCGCATAGTACAACTCACGTGTGGATATGATGTCAGCGAGACCATATTCTTCGACCACATCCCGTGGCATAGCATCAAAGCCGGTGCCGTTACGCAGGAATTCTTCGACCAGGTCACCCTTCTTACGTGCAACCTTACGCCGGTCACAGCTATCGGCAAGGCTGATGCCCCATTTCTGTCCACGTAATAGAAGGTATTCGCCCAGCATCGTATCGTAGACAGCACCGTCATATGTGAACCCAGACTCCCACAGCCACACCAAGTCGAACTTAATGTTGTGGCCAACAAGGACGTCAGTGTTGTGAAGTACCTGTTGTACAGAAAGAAAAGGTGCGCGTGTATCTACGTCCAACGTCTCATGGTGGAACCAGTGAAAGCGTGGCTCGCCGTCGTCAACCGCCAGCTGCACGGACACAAGCTGATTGTCCTTATGAAACGGCGTAGGGTCACTGCGCTTCGTCTCAGGGTTAATTTGAAACATTGTTTCAACGTCAAGAAACGTAATCATGTTTCAATATTTCCTTTCGTACACCTCGAATCCAAACTGCTGACAAAACTCCTCTACGTTGCGAAGTTTAGGCGGAAGACCGGATTCGTATTTAATGCTTTTCCGTAAGTACATGGCAAGCTCTTCTTCTGATTCAAACATATGCCATGTAACTTCTGTCCGCACATACATGCCGGACCCATCGTCAACATCCCCCTCTACCCTCAATGCAATTTTATTTCCGCTATCGCAGGGTGTAGAAGTGACGCCGCTACGCTGTTTCCTCCATGTTAACCACTCATCCATATGGTATATTCTACCCCTTATGGCCCACGGTAACCACTCAGCTTCGTCTGCCCAATCACAAATAACTCCCCATGTGTACTTAATCATGCCGTATACCTACTCGTATCTGTTTCAAGATTACAAACAATATTCCCGTGAAAGCCTGTAAGCTTGTTCTTCGATATTGTGAGATATCGACGCGTATCATTATGGTCAGTGATATCCTGCTTACCAATACCGATAATCAAATCGGCTTCCGCAGCTTTACCTGTCTTACTGTTTTCCATCATAGCATAGGTGACGTTGGTTCTGTTCTCAGCATCAGCCGACGCTTGGCTGATACCGATGCCAAAGACATCGTGCCGTTTACAAACTTCACGAAACTTCAAGTAAATTTGGCGTAGCTTCTCGTCTGTACGAGCAAAGGTGCCCATGACATCCAGCTTGTCCAGCTGGTCAATGATAACGATGTCAGGCTTGTGACGCTCACAGTATTTGTTCAACCACTCTACGCTGGCATCAACCTTGTCACGCATTATGATATTAGCTTGAATTTCTGTGAACTTCTGCTTGGCTTGTTCACGGTGCATATACAACTGCTCTTTACTAAAGCCAGTGTATGCAGACATGGCGCGAATCATAGTCCGCTTAGCCGGTTCCTCGTTTGTAATGATGTGAACGTCCGCGCCCTGTGCACAGAACCCGTTCGGCGCTACCGCCAAGGATACGTAGAAAGCTGTCTTACCAACCTCGGGACGCGCGAAGGCAATCATGAACTCGCCAGCACGGCCACCCCTCACCGCTCTGGACAGTGAAGGTATGTTGAACTCCCAACAGTTGGCTAAGCTGTCATACTCAAGTAGTTCATCAAGGTCAGTGGATATAGGAGCATCGTCCTCATCCTCTGGCACGAAGCCATCCTCTGACCTTTCTATTAACTCCTTGATTTCATGTATCTTTTCGGGGTTGCCCTCCATCATGGCAAGCCCCATATCAGCAATACGCCGCCCCACTTCCTGCTGCCACATTTTTGTGAGCACGTCCTGCGCTACATCCTCACCTATAGGTGCGTACGCGGATATGTCGTCAAGTATCTCTGCAAGCAGTTCGCGCTTTGCACGGGTGGCTGTCGGGTTATTGACACGAAACAGTTCTCTGACTTCTACAACTGTCAAATTTCTGTCGTACTTATCGTGTCCATCAACGATGGTATCGTACAGGTCCGCTAGCTCGCTAGGGAACATGGAGCGCATCACGCGCGTTTTATTGTTATCAAAAAAGTCTTTTGATAACAGTAACTTAATCAGTTGCTGTTCCGTAGTAATTGTTGAATCTCCTGCGCCTGGTAGTATTTAAGGTCATCGTTTATTCTTATTATTGTTGATGGCACAAAGTACGAAAGGTATTTTTGGATGTCAAGCGCCTTACGGGTAGCGTCAGGGTCTAGGCATACAAACACCCGCTCATATTTCTTTAATTGTGTGAGGTCAGCGTCTTTCATATTAGTGCCGAGCAATGCTACCCCTGTAGCGACAGGGGATATGGCACAGGCAGATGCAGCATCCTCTACTACGACAGCTTGTGAATGGTCGCCAGCTGTGAATAGCTTCTGCGATTTACCATAACGGTACCACTTCGGTACTACTTTAGGGTTAAGGCTTCGGCCTACAGCATCATAGGTCTGACCATTTTCTTTCACAAGAAAGACAACGCGGTCTTGCTTTGGGTCATAAAGAATACGGGCACGTTGATTTTGGAATGCATCTAAACAATTGTTTTTTTCTAAATAATTCAATGCCCTAGCGTTGTCAGAAAAAGGTGTGAAGTGCGGAGGGACAGAAAAATCTTCGTGCGGGTGATAGTGCATGATAGTCCGCCGGACTTGCGAAGCGATTTCTGCTTTGCTCCGCTCCATCTGCGTAGCACCGGAAGCATCACAAGAAGCCTTGTAGCAATTCCACAGAACTTTACCGTGTATACGGGATATGGTGAATGTATCTCTACCACCACAGGCAGGGCAATGCGTTCTGACCGATTGTCCCTCGCTGGGGGAGTGCTGCAAAATATGCTTCTGTATCTCGGCCATGTGTCCCAATATTAATACTACCGGTGGGGGAGTTCGCCCCTTTTACCACATGGAAAAGGAATCGTCAAGGCATAAAAAAAGACCCCCTACCGAAGTAGGGGGCCAGTTGGCGAGGAGGGAGATTACTCGTCTTAGTATTCGCCCATGCCGAACAAGTCATCAAAGTCCCGATTGGACATCGTATCGTATTTGCGATACTCAGATGCTTGGACGACAAGGTCAGCGATATCTTCCAAGGACAAGTTGTCTCTTAGGATGGACGCTAGCACACGGTTGCGCTTTTGTACATCTGTTTCTCCATCGAAGAAGCCTTCTTCAGGGTCATACGAATGGATGTT